ATGGAAGCCGATCTCGAGGACGCTCGTCGGCGCTACAACGAACTCTACCCGGATCGACCGATTCCGCGGCTCGGTCTCAATCGGAGCGAAGTTGCTACCGCGATCGGGGTGAGCATGAACACAGTGGACGAGATGGTGCTGGAGGGTTTTCTTCCCAAGCCGCGACGATGGCACAGCCGCAAGATATGGATCGTCTCCGAGATCGAGCTTGCTTTGATGGAATGGCCGGTGGATGGCGTCACTGCCGATGACGATGACGATTGGCGCGCCACCGCTTGATAGTGGAGTGATCCCCGCCGCCCTCAAAATCCCCCTGCAGGAGCCGGATTTCCGTCGTCTGGCATGTCGCGGGTATCAAGACATAGGCAAGGCGTTGCCCGAGCGTTTTCCCTCTGTAGGGAGGCTTTCGAGTTGAAAGAGTTTGGCATTGAGAGATGGGAGGAGTATAATCCCTTTTGCCGGTAGCGTCTGGCTCGCGTCAAGCGACGACAAAGCTTGATTTGCGGTATCTCCAATGGGTTTCAAAAGGCTCATCGGAGGAACCAGAACCACCCGCTACCGGTTCTCGGAAGGTCGGGTTCAGCCCGGCCTTTTTTGTTACAACCGCATCGCTCTCCTTAACGAAGCTGCCACGAAAGGCATCGCGGGTTCGATTTCCTCCACGTCCTGCAGCCGCATCTCCTTATCATGCTGCCAGCCGTTCAGTTTCGCATGCTCAATGTGCCGAAGCATATGCAACGGGTCAGGAACCCCGCAATCAAACACCCTGATGAGCACACATTTTTTCTGGACTTTCACCTCTGCGAAGATCCGACCGCAATGATAGCCGATGCGCGCTCGCGCGTGGTGACGGCCGGTATGCCCGGCTGCAACGGACCTTGGGCCACGTTCAGCTCCTGATACTGGATGATTGGGGGCTCGAACCGCTCAATGAACAGGCCCGTCACGATTTGCTGGAAATCCTCGAAGATCGCTACGGCCGTCGGTCGACGATCATTACCAGCCAACTTCCCGTATCCGCCTGGCACGGTGTCATCGGCGACCCAACCTATGCCGATGCCATACTCGACAGGTTGGTCCACAATGCCCACCGCATCGAATTGAGCGGCGATAGTCTGCGCCGAAACCTACCCCGCAAAGCTTGACACCTAGCCTAATTGAACTGACAACAATCATCGCCCGCAGACCTCCCTAGACAGGGGGCGAGATCATCCCGGAAACTGGGAGCGCAATCATCTCGGAACGAAGGGGCGGCTTCATCGGAATCGGCACAAGCGGTGTAAGAACCAGCCGATTTCCGTCGGGTGATCGTTCGTCACCGGCTTGTGGGCGTAGCTGCCAAGGCTGGCCTTGTCGAAGACCTGATCGGCGGAGCGGTAGACCTTCACAGACTGCATTTCCGGCTTGCCGACCTCACGGCCAGTATAAAGCTGGATGCCAGTACGAGCGGTGCGGACGTCCGCAACTAGGTAGCCGTCGGCGGTCCGTCGCGTGCCCGCGATCGGCGCAGTGTCTGTGAATTTCATGAGTAGTACCTCAGAAGAAAAACGATCTGCGGCGATGGCGGTCCGACACACCGTCAACGAAAGCAGCGAGATCAGACCATGGTCCGATACTAAAATTTCAGCGCTGGGCTAGGTTTTGGACCCGCACAACAGTCGAAGGAGTTTTGTCGTGACAAAGGTTCTGGTTGCCGCGATGGCGCTGGTAATGGTTGGTTTCTGGGGTTCTGTCGGCGTTCTTATTTACTCGCTGCTTGCGTCTTAGTTAGTAGCGGAGCCGTCGTCTCTCCCCTATAGTTCCTCCCGGCAATGGAGGTTGCCTACGGAGGATTGTATGAGCGACACCACGTTTGGGTTTCTGTTGGCGGCCGAGTTGTCGGCCTTACTCTGGGCCGCAATTTTCATGGTGATATTCTCGGCCTCTTGATGAGCCTATCCGGTTCATCGCTCCTGAATTGACTGTGCGACTGCTGCGGCCGCAAGCTCGTCCTCGGAAGGCTCCTGCTCGCTCAGCTTGCCATGTTCCTCGATCGCCGCGTCCAGGCCGGGTAGCGACCCATCTTCGACGAGCGCATTGACCAGAGCGTCGGACACAGCCTCACGAGGGATAATTTCCTGTCCCGGCGAAGTGCCCACCAACTGGCGCGCGGCGTCGGCCTTCGTCTTGAAGACGTCAGCCTTTTCCTTCTCCGACATGCCCCAGAGCGGTGCCCACTCGTAGTAGATACCCGGGTCGCGCGAGCCGGTCCCGCTGCGGATGATGCACTCGTCGAGGCGCATCATTGCCGGTGTCATCTCGACCTCCTGCATGGCCTGCAGGCGATCGTAGTAGTTGCGCAGGTCGCTTTCACCAGTGGCGTTCATGCCGGCAGGCGATTGGCCGAGCAAGCGGGTTGCCGGGATGTCGGCCGCGCCTGATACCAGCTGCATGAACGACATAAGCACGTCTGGCAGCGTGGCGAAGCTCGCCGTCTTCTGTTCGAACTCCTCTTCCTTGTCGAGGAGGAGGTCGCCGTTGATGCCTTTGGCCGTGGCCGCCAGTGTGTAGCGTTCAAGGATCTTGGCGCGGTACCGCTCATCCCCCACGTTCTGCATGAAGTCGGGGATGCGGATGACATTGACCTTGGCCTCGAAAACGAGGCTAGCAATGTTCGCCGCGGTCCCGTCTGCCTGCTTGATGGCCTCGACGACCGACAGAAGGACGCTATCACCCCAGCCAGGGAAAGCAGTGGTGTAATCTCTTCGTCCGGCTGCGCGGCACCATTGAAGATGACCAGGCGCGACGGATGAATATCGACCTGCCGGCCGCCGGACGAGCTCACCTGATAGAGCATTGGCTTGCCATACCATTCGGAGGCCGGATCGCGGTCGATCTCGCCGGCTGTCAGGCTACGCCGCGACATGACTGTGAGGTACTTCAGCCCGCCTTTGCCAACACGCTCCACGTCGAGTGGCTCGGTCAGGTTCTGGTCACCGGTACCGATGACAACGGCCGCGCCGCCCCAGAGCCGAGCCTTGATCTTGGCTTCGAGGATCTTGCCCTTGACGTTGAGGCGCTTCTCCTCGGCCTCGATAAGCTCGATCTGCTGCTTCTTCGCCTGCCAATCACGCCAGGCGCGCACGCTGTCGAATGCCGGGATGTCGACGATCTTCCGCGGTAGCCATGCGCCACGGTAGGCGTTGAGCAACTCCTCGTCCGAAAGCATCGGCATCGAGTAGAAGGTCGACGCCGCCTTATCTCGGCTGGTGCCGATGTTCGCAACCATGTTCGTCAGGCTGTCGCGGACGAAAGCGATGATGTTTCCCATGCCCGCTTCCGCCTGGGCAGAGAATGGGCTGAACCGTGTGACCATGTCACCGGATTCGGGCGTGGCCCGCACCGTGAAGCCAGCCAGCAGCTTCGTCAGGTTGGTGACCTGCGATTTGCCAGCCTGCCCCGGGTCCTGCGGCAGCGATATCTGCACGTCCTTGCCGTCGGCTTCCGCCGTGTTCCGGATCAACCGCTCGACGCCTGACGGTGACAGGAAGTCGTTGCAGTGGTGCGCAACGATGTAGCGTCCGTCTGACAGCTTGCCGACCTTGGTGCCTGCCGTGGCATCTGGGTCAGTGCCCTCTGTCTTCGGCGTCGCCGCCATATCCCAGCCGCGCATCCACTTGACGACCCCTGCCGGGATCGCATCGACGACCTCACACCAGCCGCGCTGGAACAAGAGCCCTGCCGCCGGCCTGATCTTCCAGTTGCCGCCGAGGAGGCGCTCGCGCTCGACCGTCGGCAGGGCCATCAGGTTGGCGAGGTAGCCGGGGTCGGCCGCCATCAGCGCCTTGTTGTCCGTCAGCTTGGCCGGGACGAAGGTCACCGACTTTGGCTCGATCGGCTTCCGGTTGCCGTTCTCATCGGGTGCCGTGTACTCGGCGAGTTCCGACGGATGATCGGCCCATATGATCGAATCGCCGATGCGGACGAAGTATCGAAGCTTACCGGCCCGCTCCGGGATCGGCAGACCGGTGTCCTGGTTGATCCACCACGAAATGAACTCGGCGACCCAGCTGTCTGCATCCGGGTTGCAGGTTGCCCTGACATACGGCCGGACGCCGCACATCGAGCGGTTACGTGACAGCAGGTACCAGAACTGCTTTGCACTGAAGTGCGTGAGCTCGTCGAAGCAGATCAGCGGGATCTGCGAGCCCTGCCAGTTCGATACCGTCTTGTCGTGCTCGAGGTGGGCAAAGCTGACGGACGCCCCAGATGGGAACGTCCACGATAGGTCCGGCGCCACCTTCGGCTTTGCGTTCAAGCTGGGATAGAGCTTCTCGCTCTCGTCCCAGAGGCCGCCCTCGTTTCGTACCTGCACCAGCGTGCGCCGAAAGAACACGGCGCCGAACTGTGGGTTCGCGACATGGCGCAGCGGCTCCATGAGCAGAGCCCATGTCTTGCCGCCACCTGCCGACCCGCCGTAGATGGCAATATCCGCCGGCGAGCCAAGGAATTGTGTCTGCGGGCCAGCCTGCGGCCGGATGATTGTCTGGGCGCCCTGCCCTTGCTCAACCCCTGCCATTATCGGGCAACTGGAAGATCGTCACCGGAGAGACCGGCGTCGGAAGATCCTTGCCGTCCTTGCCTGTGATCTCGCGTCGGTTCGTATAGGCGCCGCCGACTTCTTCCGCCGCCTGCTTCAGCAACGATGATGCTAGCACCATGTTGCCCTGGGTTTCTGCCTTGTCTGCCATGCGCTGAAGAGCGCGGAGACGAACGGCGCGATGGCTGATCGCGATCGAGGCGGTGTCCTCAAGGAAGGTCTTGCGGGTCTCTTCGAAGAGCATACGAAACCGCTGCGAGAGCTTCTGCCCTGCGCGCTTGGTCGGATCGTAGGCCTCTACCGCCTGCGAACTGATGACGACGTCAAACTCGGCCTTGACTGCCTTCGCTACGACAGCTGGACTGTCGAAACACGCGAGAGCCTGCACTACGTACGTCTTTACCTGGTCGGAGTACTTTGGATTGGCCATTGAACTGTAAAGGCTCCATCAAGGCTCGCATAGGAGGCACCTTTGGAAGACGCAGAGATCGAACGACGCGCCAAACAACTCTGGACCAAAGAAAACCCAGGGCGGCCATGGCTGCCCGTCGCGCAGCGTGTCGAGCTAGGGCAGGATTTGTCGGCTGGCGCGTCAGAGGAGGACAGGAAGCGCTACATGGAGCGGGTTCGTAACGGCGAGTAGTTCAAGCCACCCTAAGCTGGCAGGTGCCGCATGCATGCGCGATCTGCACTCTGGCGATCTCGGGTTTCTGGTTGGCCGCATCGACCATGGCGCGGACGCCAGCGGCATCTGCCCCGTAGCGTCTGACCACACCGACGAATTCCTCGACATCGTGTCCACGGATGACGAACACCGGGCGGCCAGTCGAGCGGCTGAACTTGGGCGCGCCGAAAGCATCGACGTCCTGGGCGGCGTGATAGAGCTCGTGCTCGACCAGCGCCATGAACTCCCCCACACTCTCGGCAGTAGTTAGCGTCCAGCGTGATGATGAAATCCGGGACGTGGCCGAACCACTGCTTGACCTGCATCTCTGCCCGAGCGCGTGACCACTTGCCCATCGTGCCCTGCGGCGATCCTGTCTCGCACTGGCCGATTACGCGGCGGCCCTTCTTGCTGTTGCCGACTGTGGTCCAGAGGAAGCCGATGTCGGCGAAGCGTAGGTGCGCATGGTCTGGATTGTGGACCGGTGAGCCCGCATCGATGAAGGTCTCGCGCACCCAATCAGGCATATCCGCGGCGGGGGCAAAGGCTGGCGAACTAATGTCGTCGAACATCGACGCTGGCGGTTGTGGGCGCATCAATCACCACTTGCCTCAGCGCTACCGCTGAGCAAACTTGTTTTGCCTGGTGCTATAGCACTGATGCAGCAACCGTGGAGGAGAATGAAATGTGGCTTGAACTTACCAGCGAAGACGGACAACCGATATTCGTCAATATGGACAACGCCACGGACTTCTATGACGGCATGGGGGATGCCCACAGAGCCATTATTCAACTCGCTATCGACGGCGGCCGCGTCGTGTACGTCAAGGAACGAGCCCGCGACATCATGAATATGATTGTAGAGGAACAGCGTCGTCTTGCGGGCCTGCCCCAAACTGTACGCTGATGTCGCAACCTCTACCCTCTCCTGAGGGCACAAGTTGAGACATCGGGGAAGCATTCTGAATGCCTGGAACAACGAAACGGCGGGATAAACTCCGAGAGATTTGTGAGCGTCTTCTCGCCGGAGGACGGCTCCACAAAATCCTCATTGTGATCGGCATGTTATCATTAGGGCCTGGGGCGCTTTATGGGGTTATCCATGCGCTCGTTACCGGCGAGGTCCGCAGGCGTGGGGCCGTCACATTGACCGCCAACGAAGACCCTTTCGAATTCTACGCCCTGATGCTGGTTGGTGGCGTGGGCGCTACCCTTGGTACCCTTGTGGCTGCTGGCTTACTGGTAGTGGTGCTGAAAGGGCGCGCGTCACGAACCGGTTCGTCGTCAGGGCCAAAACAACAGGACTGACGCGGCGATAAAGACAAGCGAAAGCAACGCAAATCCTATTCTGTTTTCGCCGGCCGATACCTTCCACCGGTTTGTTTCAGGATCTCGTAGTTCCCACTTAATCACGATAAAGGCTGCGAGAAGGAGCAGGATCCCAAACAGATACCCCCTCACCAAGCGTGTTCCTCCGCCAACGGTCCTTGGTGTATCTCTACCCTGACGGGATCACGACTACCATGCAGAAGTTGGGCCATAGGTCCGGCTCCCTATTCAGGCATGCGGGATCACCGCCGGGCGCGCCTCTGGTTGCCGTGATATAATTTGCAAGTCGTCGCATGTATGCGTCTATGAGGAGCCGAGCATGAGCCGTAATACCGCCCTGGGAATCCTTGCTGCTGCTGTGTTGATTGTCCTCGCGATCCTCTTCCTCATGCCATGGAAGGACGGGAGCGCGGAAAGGGCAACACCGCCCACTACCACGGCTGAGCCAACGACATCTCAACCGTCGACTACCCAACCCTCAACTACGACGCCCGCTCAATAGAGCCCATAAGCGCCTTCAACCCAGTAGATCTATGGGCTTCGGCTTTCGCGGCGAAGGCGCCCACCCTGCGTCATAGACGGCGGTCCTTGTGTGGTCGCGATTTCCAGGGGCACAACTTGCATTTGTTGCGACGTTGAGTGAACGTTCTGCCTGGGGGAAATCTCGAGGGGCAACTGTGAAAAACACGTTGACTGCTACATTACTAATAGCTGGGGCGCTCTCGCTTTGTAGCGCGAACGCGATCGCCGCGAAGAACGGCATTTTTGTCTATGGCTGCACTTCTGACGGGAAACCCGCGCGCATGCGCGTGGTTGCTCCACTCAAGGACAAGGGCGCCGTCGAGGCAGGATTTCGCAACATGATACGGCAGAAAACCTCAGATTGGTTTCTTGCACAGAAGAAGACTATCGTCCTGACAGAATTCGAGCAAGCCCTCGAAGTCATGATGCAATCAAGCGGCGGTAAGCTCCCAACGCAAAACCCTTCTGCTGTTGCGAGATCTGTTGAGATTGGCAAGCGCGCAGCCTCCCTGAAACTCTATTGCGGCACCTAACATGGTGCTGGAAGCGACCGAAGTTTCCGCGCTCCCGCTTCTCCGGGAGACGGGCGAGGCTCTCTGGCGCCGTAACTCGTTGCGGAGACAGGATTCGAACCTGCGACCTCGTGGTTATGAGCCACGCGAGCTACCGGGCTGCTCTACTCCGACTTGACCGGAATTACCTCAGTTGGGGCAGCTTTTGTGCGCTTGAAATAGCTACGAACAGCGAACAAGTTGCGGCAGCCATCTGCCTCACCACCTGTGATCCCGCGCGGCGCTCGGCGAGCGTGGTATAATCCCAACTTGCTACAGAGCTTCGAACTTTGTTGACCAGTCAGGCCGTCTGGCGGGAAGAGCCCACGTGACGACGTCGCTCTCGTATGTGCAAATTGGTACCGGCCATGTTGGGTCGAAAGAACTTCCATGAACCTGATCATCGCTCTTCAGCAGGGCTGCCGGTCAGTATTCTACTGCTCACGATCTTCGGTATATCGGCCTATCTATGGGTCGAGGGATCTTTACTCGATGGAAAGCGCGTTGCATCCAAGGTCTACCTGCCCGTCCCGCAAACGCAGGATCGTTGAGGAGAAGATCAGAATTTCGGCAATACGCACCTATGGCGGGAGGCGGTGACGTCCTCCCTAAGGCCCGGCGAGTAATCCCTCTAATCGAGGTCCGCAATCAGAACAGCCTGCAAATCACCAATGGTTGCAGGTACTCTAAGCGACTTTGTCGATTAGTTCAAGCGGCAGATCGACGTGGACGAGACCGCCGAGGTACTCGACCACAGCTTTGATCGTGTTGCGGCCGGTGACGTCGAGGACGGTGGCGAGCATGCCGCCGACAAGGCGGTGTTCTGGCGCGATCCGGACGGCGGAATCCTTCGGAAACTCTTGCTGCAGTTGCTTGCGGCTACGCTTCTTCCGGGCATCGCGCTCGCGCTGCAGTGCGGACCCTGCCATCTCCTCGGCCTGGCGGATGCTCGCGACTTCGAAGTCCGAGATACGGAGCGGGTAGCCGGCAACGCCGAGGATCGCCGTCACACCGTCAACGCGTGACAGGCGGTAGAAGTCCCCTGTCGGCAGATACACGAACGAGTAGCCGACGATCATGGCGAAGCGGCGCTCGATCAGTTCCTTGGTCCGGTGGTGTTTGATGTCCTTCCGGAATGACGGCATGTAGATTTCGATGTCCGCGTCACGGAGGTTCCGCTCGATGATGAACTCGCCCTTTCGGTCCTCGGTCTCGCCAATCCGCGGCGTTGCCGGCCGCTGGGTTCCGGGTCGGGTCTTGATTGCGTACCAGCTCATAGCGCCGCTTCCTTTTCTGCTCTGATGCGATGTTGGCTTTCGAGGGACTGCCTGTTCTTGCGCCGCACCCAGTTCTTTGCTTCGTCGTCGCCTTCCGCTGCCTCGACCCTACGGATGGCGTGCAGTATCGACGTGTGGTCGCGGTGCAGGACTAACCCAATCTGCTGAAGCGACAGGCCGCGCTGGCGAAGCTCCAAAATGATGCGGTTCCGCTGGGTCGTGACCGTGCGTTTCCTGGACGGGCCGAGCATCACATCCGGCGAGATCCTCAATTCGAGGCTGCGCATCCGCACGTAATCGGTCGGTGTGAGGTGCGGGCTCTGCTGGAGCCGGTAGGCCCGGAAGGCCCAGACGTGGTCGTCGGCCGGCGCGCGCGGCTTCGGCTTCGGGACATAGACCTTCCGCGGCTTCGGCTTGCCGATCAGCTTGCGACGACGGAAAAGGACCGCGGCGCGATAGACCGGCTCGCTGATCGCGATGTCTTGCGGGAGCTCAAGCAGCATGGCTTGCCTCGTCGTCGGCGCGCACCTCGGAGACCTCGGCTTCGATCTTGCGGCGGAACGCCATCTGATCGGCTCCGATCTCCCACCAGTCGGGCAGTTCTTGGATCTTGGCCCAGTACTCGGCCTTCTCAGGCGACATAGGCTCGTGAATTACGACGCCCCGTTCTTTGGCCTTGGCCTCCTCGTGGTCCTGGCGGAACTGGGCCAGCCGGGCGCGAACGCGGGCCATCACCTCCGGCGAGCGGTCGACCTCCGGAGCGACGCCCTTCATCGCCGAGGCGATCTCGCGCTTGTGGGCCAGATCCTCGCGGGCCGCCCTCGCCTCCTGCTTCGCCAGCGCGGCGAGGATCGGCGGCTTCGGGATCATGCCGAGCAAGATATCCGGGTTGCCGGCGTAGTCGCCCTTGATGAGCTTCTGGGTCGCGATCGTCAGACCACAATTCGGCACGCCGTCGAGGGCGTAGCCGTAGATCACGTCAAACTTCTGGGGGTCGATACCCTGAGGCAGGCTCATGCCAGCGCTCTGCATGACGCCGAGGCTGCGAACGATGGCATCAGCGCGAGCCGGTGCCAGTCGCTCGGTGAGCGTGGTAATCTCCCGGTTCAAGGTCGAAAGCTGGGCCGGTGCTGGCAAATTCGTCATGGCCTGGATTCCCGTTCAGTTTCTGCTGGATGGCTTCTCGAAACTCCCGCTGATGGCGGGCATTCTCGGTTTCTCGCGGGGGCGCTTGAGCTTGGGCTCGCGGCTTCGCCACGTTCCGCATCCAGTTGCGCCAGGTGGCCTCCCAATCGAGCTTGGCGGCGTCCTTGCCGCTCTTGCCGACCCAGAAGTCGCGGAACTTGTCGGCCTCGAAACGGATCGTTGCTTCGGAGTGGCCCTGATCGATAGCCCACTGGCCCCATGCTGCCGGGAGAGCCCAGCCAGCCGGCAAGCGCGTCCCGCGTTTGTTTTCCGAGCGAAGCGAGGATGGGGTGGGGTTAATTTCTTTAGGGGGTGTGGGGGACTTTTCTTTATCAGGGGTGGGGTTGTCCCGTTCGGTCACGTCCTGTCCCGCGACGTCACGTGACATCCCGTGACGTTGACGCTGCTTGCGCTCACGGTCGGACCTGCGCCGAGCCTCGATCGACGCCCCTGCCTCTTCCTTCGTTGCCGTCTCAACGGCCGCGAGCATGTCGGCAACCTCGGCCGCCTGCTCTGCAGTGAGGCCAAGTACCGCCATCCTCATGAGCACCGAAGTCGGGATCAAGTTGCCATCCCCTCTTCACATACCTGGACGATGACGACGCACTCACGCAGCCGGAAGAGCCCCGCTCTGTCGAGGTCGAGCAGATCCGCGCGATGCTGGAATCCGTCGAGCTCCCTCTCCCCAGCTGGGTTGAGCACGAAATCTACGAGAGCGACGGCTTCAAGAACCACCTTCTCGAAGATGCGGCCGACAAGGATGCCATGGCTGCCGAGGACGCAGCTGAGTACCGGCGCGAGTTGAGGGCCGGGCTATGAGCAGCCGTCCCGTCTCCTACGCCTGCGACCCGGCCAATCGATACTGTGAATGTGGCGCTTGCCAACTGCCGCCGGCCCGCAACATCGACCTGGACGGGCTCGCAGAGTTCAACCGCGCCACCTACGGCGTCGCCGCTTTCATCATCCTCCTCGCCGCCTTCCTCGCCTTCATGGCGATCGGCTTTGCGAACACCGAGGAGATCCACCGCAAAATCGTAGCCGAGAGGACCGTCTAATGACCGCTCCCGCAATCGAACACAGCATGCGCCGACAGACCGAGGCGGCAAAGGCCCTCCTCGTCGACCTCCGCAACCAAGGCGCCGACGACGACGCCCAGCTCGTCGCCGACACCATCGAGGGCGAAACGAACCTCATGGAGGCCATCGACGAGGCAATCGCAGAACTCGACGAGTGCGACGTTCTCGTGACTGGGCTCAAGGCCAAGGAAGCCGACTTCGAGGCACGCCGCAAGGCGATCGAGAAGCGCGCCGATCGGATCCGCGCCCTGATCGAACAGGCGATGCTGGCAACCGACCAGATGTCGATGAAGCTCCCGACGGCAACCCTGTCGCTCTCGAAGCGCGCCCCCGGCCTGATCGTCACCGACGAGGCGGATATCCCGGCCAAGTACTGGGTTGAGCAACCTCGCCCCGCTCCCAAGCTCGACAAGAAAGCCCTTAAGCACAGCGAATCCACCGATGGTGAGGGAATTCTGCGACACCCTTGCCGCGCTCCGTCGCGGTGCATGCCCGCGGCGCGCCTCTGGCAATGACGAAAACCAATCTACTGGAAAGGAGGTGACAAAATGGGACGAAGAGCCATTCCAGTCACGCAGGACGCGATCAGCCGCACTATCAAGGCGGTCCAGAAAGCTGGTCTTGAGGTCAAGTCGATCCGCGTCGAGCCCAATGGCGCCGTTGTCATCAATGGCGATGGCGACGGCTATTCACAAAAAGAGCTTGAAGAAAGCGCGGCTGGGTATCTCTAATAGTCGCCATGCCACGGAAACAGTACCCATACATCGTCAAGGAAGTTGACCGGCACGGCAACGTTCGCTGGTACTTCCGCATAGGCAAAGGCAAGAGAACTCGTCTACCTGGCGAATGGGGCTCGGCCGAATTCGCCACAGCCTACCGCAAGCTGATGGCGAATGAGCCCGTGCAGGCGGATGGAGCCAGCAAGAACACCCTCGGTTGGCTGGTTGGCAAATATAAGCTGAGCGCCGCCTTCAAGGGTCTGCGCGCGTCGACGCAGCGCCAGCGAGAAAACATTTTAAAATCCGTCTGCAAAACCGGCGGCAAGCTATTGATTCGTCAGATAGATCGTGTTGCGATTGCGAAGGGCCGCGATCGTCGCGCCGACACTCCCTTTGCCGCAATCAACTACATGAAGACGATGGGCTATCTCTTCGAGTGGGCCGTCGATGCCGGCTATGTGAAGGAAAACCCGGTCCGCGGCGTCAAGCAACCAAAACCCAAGACCGCCGGTTTCAAGCCCTGGACCGCCGAGGACATAGCCAAAGTCTATGAAGTGCACGAGGACGGCAGCCAGGCGAGGCTTGCGATGGACTTGTTGCTGTTCACCGGACTACGTCGCTCCGACATCTACAGAATCGGCCCTCAACATGTCCGCGACGGTATGATCGAGTACCGGGCCGGCAAAAACGACGAGATGGTCTATATCCCAATCCACCCGAATCTCGCGGCGGTGCTCGCTGCCAGGCCAAAGGCGCAAATGGCCTACCTCGTCACGGCGATCCACGGACGTCCGTTCAAAAGCGCTGCGGCGTTCGGCAACTGGTTTGCCGATGTTTGCGTAGAGGCTGGTGTAGATGGGAGAGCTCACGGCCTTCGTAAGACGCTCGCCCAAGTGCTTGCCGAGAGCGGCAACAGCAACAGCGAATTGAAGGCGCGGTTCGGGTGGCGGAGCGATTCGATGGCGAACCATTACACCCGGAATGCGGACAAGAAGCGGCTTGCAGTTTCGGGTGCAGAGAAACTGAACGTGAACATCCTAACCCCTCACTCTGATCTTGGTGAGGGATTGAGCAAAATTTCCGATTTAGAAACAAATACTTAG